TAATGGGAATGGGAATGGGTCAGGTTCGCAAGCGAACCTCGACGCTCCCCTCTCCCCTGATGATGTAATCTTTTTCAAGGAGTTTGTGCAATGACAAAGAATGACACCATAAGAATACTCGATAAGGTGTGCCGCCTGTATATCACCCAGGCGAAGAAGATGACAGGCGAGGAGAAGGCTGCCATGCTCGACTCCTGGCAGGAGACTTTCAAGTCGGACAGTTATGACGAGGTCGAGAAGGCTGTCAACAGTTACGTCAGGAAGGGGAACGCTTTCATTCCTCTTCCGGGCGATATCATCAGGGAACTGACTGCCGTTACCAAGACGACTGAGAACGGCAAGCCGTATACCGAGACGGATATCCTCTTCGGGAAGCTCGTCCACATTGTCGATGTGCTGGCCAACAACAAGGAGCGCAAGTCGATGATAGATCCGGGCGGATTCAGATGGAGCGATGAGTATCAGAAGAAGATTTACTGCCATGCGGAGACCATAGTCAGTACCACTTCATTCACTCAGTATGACTTCAAGCAGCTGCCGAGGGAGATACAGGAGTATGCCGAGGATATCGATGGACTGAAGCACCTGTGGCCCGAGATAGAGAGCAGCAGGGCTATGGCGAGGAAGCGCTTCGAGATGGCTCTGCCGGAGATCAGGGAGGAACTGGCAAGGCGTGACGATAAAAATGCCAAAGAGAACAAGGAGCGCCTGGAGGCTCTGTTCAACAAAATGAATGACCGGAGGCGATCAAAGGATGCAAAGGCAGTGTGATATCTGCGGCAAAGAATGCTGGGACAAGTACATGGAATCTTACTGCACCGGCTCGAAGACCGTGTGGATGTGCTGGGAGTGCTATAAGAACTCACAGCGCGAGGCTACCCTGTACGACATAAAGCAGGGCAACCGCATCCGCAAGATGAGTCAGGCCGGGAAGAAAAAGAAATAGGAGGCGCGAATGATCAAGGTAGGTTCTTGGGTGATTATCAGGTATGATCCGCACTCGCATGTCACTAACGAGATAGCCAAGAGATACGACGGCTCCGAGAGCGTAGTCACTCGCGTTAAGAACTACGGAGCACGTGGGACATATTACGAGCTGGAGGGCATCGTATCGCAGCTGGGCGTTCCGTATGTGTTCGCGGAGTCGGATCTGGTAGAGGTATAGGCAAGACCAGAGGGCGGGACACTCGCTATCTCTTTATAAGGACGAATATTTGACAGTAGGGTTTATGATCGTCCTGCCCTCTGTTTGCAAAGAAAGGAGCAGACGATGAATAGCGGATGGAAGTGATACCAAGTGCCCACAGGCTTTGCGGAGTGGCTGTGAAAGCTCGCTGTTTGAGGACAGAGTGAGAAAGGCAAGGTTATAGGGGCATAGCGTAACGGCAGCGCAACGGGTTTTGATCCCGTATGTCTCGGTTCAATTCCGGGTGCCCTTACCAGAGGCTGGGTAGCGCCCAGATGATGTGAGCGTTTGCGGAACACCTCACAGAGAATGACAATGGTAGGTCTGCTCCGTGTAGACCTACAACCGCCCATATGGGGATATAGCATAACTGGCGGAATGCTTTGGTGGTATGCTCACCGACAAACTGCTGAGGGGCATACTCGGCGGTTGATGACAGTTCGAGGCTGTCTATCCCCACCAATAAGAGCTAATTAATAGTTCGAACTACAGCTTGTGCTTGCGTGGCTCTTGCCAACAAGTCGTATGGTAATACAGCTATGTAATCAAGGCGTTCCCCGACCTCTGTGGATTCTTTCACGGAGCATCGGCTGTAGGTATATACATATGCTTCGGTAGGCTAAAAGAGTAGGCACATCTGTGGTAAAGATGGGGTGTAGGTGCAAATCCTACCCGAAGCACCAATGATGTGGTGGCGGAAGAGGAACAGACGATGAGTAGGGACATTGGCGCAGAAGTAAAAGTTGTAGTTAATGGCAACTGCCCTATATGTCGCAAACGCCTGAAAGGTAGCAAGTTGTTTCTCTGTGAAGAATGTTCAGAAAAAGTAGCGAAAACAATATGGGAAACGCATTTCAGCGAGCCGTATCCAAGCGCAAAAGGAGTAAATGATGAATTTGAAACGAAAGATTAAACGAGCAAAGTTGCCTAAAACTCCGCATCATTGTGGAACACCGATGTTATACAAGGACTCATATAAAGTGTGGATTTGTCAGAAATGCGGAAAGGTGAAAGGAGCAGACGATGAGTAGGTTTGACCAAGACAGAGAGGAATTGATAAGGCTTATCTTTTCTATCTGTGACTATGCGAGACTCGGCTACAGCATCTCCACATATGATAACTGCAATAACTGCAAAGTGAGTGGCTGTGAGTATAAGCCGAAGTGTGGTGAAGCCGTTCGGTGGAATTGCCCACTGTGGAAAGGAGCAGACGATGAGTAGGTGGATAGATGCGGAATGGCTGAAAGAACTGTATAAGCCGTATGAAAGTTACAACGGCAAAGAACTCGCTGTTCCCATAGGGGCGATACTTGCCAATATAGATGACGCACCAAGTATCGACATCGTGAGATGCAAGGAGTGTAAGCATTGCAAGAGGAAGAAAGGCACATTCAGAGGTGAACCGATATTCTTCTATCGCTGTGCCGAACACAATCGAGATGTGGAGAGCGATGACTATTGCAGTTGGGGAGAAAGAGAGGGCGAGTAGATGAGAGAATGGAATAGTTATTCAGATGATCTAACGATTGATGGGAATGTGGTTAAGGAGTACACCATCCGATTCAAGACTACCGAGTATGAAGTGTATAAACGGATAGAGAACTTCTTTCAAAGGCTGATGGATGAGCCACACACAATGGACAAGTGTTATAAGTGCCGATGGTGGAACTATGCATACGGCTGTCAGAATAAAAAGGGCATCTGTCAGTTTGAAGCAATGGCAGACCGCAAGACCGAGCCGAGCCGTTCGGAAAAACCGAACAACTGCGATACTTGTAGACATAAAGGGGTTGAGGGATGCGAACAGCCTTGTCTTGGATGCGGGTGTTGCGGTCTTTATGAGGCGATGACGGGAAATGACAAATTAAAAGAAAAAGTCGTGGAGTTCATAAAGTCTTGTGCTCGGTGCAAGCATAGACCAATAGGCGCAATGATGTGCGAGGAGTCGTGCCATTATGAGCCAAAGACGGAAACTCAAACAGAAACTCAAAACTCAAATTTGACTTTTGAGAAACGCACGATGCGTGACTGTTACAACTGCAAAAGATACGAAACAGAGGGAGAGTGCATTGAGTGCCACTATGAACCAAAGGACAAGCCACAGACGGAAAGGAGCGAGTAGATGGCAGACTTGATTGAACGAGCGAGTGCGATAAATGCACTTCAATATGTGGTGGATAGTCCCAACTATAGCAAGGCTCTTGGCGAGATACTGCGTATTCCAACAGCCGATACTCCGCAGACGGAAACGCACGATTTACGCACGGAAACGCACGAGTGTGTTGATCAGACGGATTGTCCGTGGAGGTAGGCGATGGAACACGAATGCATTTACTGCGGACAGATATTCGAGCACCGACACAAAGGGAAGAAGATCTGTCCTGACTGTGAGCGAGCCGTGAAGCATGGTCTCGGTTATCTCGTTCGAGTCGACACACCAGAAGACACTGACGCATACCAGAGGAGCATTAGACAGAAAAACATCGAGGCATATCAGGACACGATCGTTGCGGAAGGATACGCAGACAGACAGATGGCCAGAACGCTCGAGAGAGCTGGCAAGATCAAGACTACACTGTAGGTGATACCCGGGGGCGGGCAAAACATTATTAGTTAACACTTCTGAATTATCAATCTCCTTTTCGTGCAGCCCGCCTCCCGGATCACATATATGGAGGAAAATGACAGCAAAGGAATTTCTTAAACAATATGAATACGCTGACCGCAGGGTCAAACGCCTCGAGACGGAACTCGAGGATGAGCTGAAGATGCTCGATGCTATCAGATCCGCGTCGGATAATGACGGTATGCCGCACGGCTCCGGCATCAGTAAGCCGACCGAAGACAAGGCGCTTCGCCTGGCTGAGAAGAGGCTCCGCCTCATCGATGCAAGGCTCGAAGCCGTAGAGGCAAGACAGAAGGTTTATGACCTCATCGATTCAATCGACGGGATAGAGGGCGACCTTCTGTTTGAGCGGTACGTCAAGCTGAGGAAGTGGGAAGAGATCTGCATCATTCTCAATTACTCGTGGTACGGTGTGCACAATGTTCACAGGCGTGCGCTGCGCATCGTAGAAGAGAACATTGTAAAACACATATAGCGTCTTATAAAGTGTAAGCAGGAAACGAGGAACGAATCCACGCATCCTACTTGTAATTGTTTTGATGATATCCTTTCCCAAAAAGAGCGAGCTGAACAGGCCCGCTCTTTTGGTTGGTGAACATTATGGCGAACGAACAGAACTTAATGTCGCCTCAGGATCTGAACGCCCGCCTAACGCCCGAAGAACGAAGGGCGAACGCAAGCAAAGCCGGTAAGGCGAGCGGACAGGTCAGGCGTGAGAACAAGTTAATAAAGGACCGCATTCTTGAGCGTATGGGCGAGACGGACTGGGATACGATGATTGACAATCTCATTGCCAGGGCGAACGAGGACACGCGCAGCTTCGAGGTGCTCCGGGACACTATTGGCCAGAAGCCTACTGACAGGCTCGAGGCTGATGTCACGCAGAACGTGATCAGGGTGACTCTCGATGATTGACCTGCATCTCACAAAAGAGATCTTCAATGAGGCATATCTGCCTTACCTGTCGGACTATTCGCACCGGTACGAGATCTACTACGGAGGTGCGGGCTCCGGCAAGAGCGTGTTCATTGCGCAGAAGATACTCTTCAAGGCGCTCAATGATAAACGCAAGGTGCTCATCGTAAGGAAGACACTGAACTCACAGAAGGATTCGTGCTGGAGGCTGATGCTTGAACAGCTCGACCAATGGCATATAAGAGGCCTGTGCAAGGTCCGCATAACGGACTTCGCCATCGAGCTGCCGAACGGATCCACGCTCCTGTTCAAGGGCCTCGACGATGCAGAGCGCATCAAATCCATTGTGGGGATTACGGACATCTGGATCGAGGAAGCAACGGAACTCATCGAGGAGGACTTCGACCAGTTAGATCTGAGGCTACGAGCCAGAGCGTCCGACCTCCAGATGTTCGTTTCCTTCAACCCAATAAGCAAAGTGAACTACGTTTATCGGAGGTGGTTCGCGCAGGACCCGGGTGAGGACACGCTCGTAGTCAAGACCACATACAAGGACAACCGCTTTCTCCCGGAGGAATACATCAAGAGCCTCGAGAAGCGGATCCACACCAACCCAACATACTACAAGATATATGCCCTCGGTGAGTTCTGCTCACTCGACAAACTGGTATACAACAACTGGCGTGTCGAAGCATTCGAACCACCGAAGGACGGCAAGCTGATAGTCGGCCTCGATTTCGGCTTCACCAATGACCCTACTGCCATCGTCGCTTCAATCGTGAAGGGCGATGACATTTTCATATTCAAGGAATTCACAGGCACCGGCAAGACCAATCAGCAGATAGCGGAGATCATCACGAGCATGGGCTTTAGCAAGAGCACCATCATCGCAGACTCTGCCGAGCCGAAGTCAGTCGCAGAGATCCGCAAGTGCGGGATACTCCGCATAAAGGAATCGACAAAAGGCAAGGACTCGATAATACACGGCATCCAGCGACTGCAGGGATACAACCTTATCGTGCATCCGTCGTGTCAGAACATCATCACGGAGCTCGAGAATTATTCCTGGATAAAAGACAAGGCAACAGGCGAGTACACCAACAAGCCTATCGACATGTTCAACCACAGCCTCGATGCGCTGAGGTACTCGCTGCAGGCACTCGATGCGCATAAATTCACCGCTGTAGATAAGTCACTACTCGGACTATAGGAGACACAAATGTATCAGATTGGCAAAGATGAACAACTGACACCCGAAAGGCTCGGGAAGATCCTGATGGACTTTCAAACGAATAAGCTGCCCGAGCTTCAAAGATATTACGACTATTACAAAGGCAAGCAGAAGATCACACAGAAGGTAGCAAGCGACACCGGCAAGCCGTGCAACATCGTGGTGGTCAATTACTGTTACAACATCGTGCAGAATTACCTCGGCTACATGACGGGCATCGAGATCGGCTACGACAATGACGGACGATTTGAGGAAATTATTGACGTGCTGAAGTACAACGATGTCAAGGCGGAAGACTCGGAGCTGCTGCGCAACGCGCTCATCTTCGGCAGGGCGGCCGAGGTCAACTACATCGATGAGGATGGCAAACAGCGCTTCAGGACATTCGATACGAGGGAAGTCATTCCGGTCTACGACGACACGCTGAACAACGACCTGCTCTACGTGATCCGCTTCTACTCAGAGGCGCTCGTCAACGAGCAGCTTGATCAGTACGTTGTTGAGGTCTATTCAGACAAGACCGTCACGACATATCAGTCGGGCCCGGGCTTCGCATCCTTCATTCCTCTGAAGGAAGAGCCGCACTACTTCGGACAGTGTCCGGTCACGATCTTCAGTCTCAACAAGGAAGAGACGAGCATATTTGCAGAGATCATGAGCCTTCAGGACGCATACAACGAGCTGCTCTCTGACGAGGTCGATGACTTCGAGGCGTTCGCTGATGCGTATCTGGTGCTCAAGGGCATCACAGCAGACGAGGATGACCTTGTCAGCATGAAGGAGCACCGCGTCCTGATGATGGACAGCGATGCAGACGCGAATTACCTCACGAAGAGCATCGGAGACACGCAGATCCAGAACATGCTGCAGAACGTGAACGACCAGATACACAAGATAAGCGCTTCGCCAGACTTCAACGACGATAAGTTCATGGCGCAGTCGGGCATAGCGATGCGCTACAAGCTTGTCGGCTTTGAGAACAGAGCGAGTGCCATCGAAAGCAACATGAAGAAGGCACTGCAGAGAAGGCTCGAGCTGATAAGCGCTATTCTCGGTCTCATAGGCTCGACAGAGGAGGAACTGTGGCGTGAAGCGCAGATCACCTTCACACGCAACCTGCCGAGCGACCTGACGCAGACGGTGCAGATAGTCAATCAGCTTCGCGGCATCGTGTCACAGGAGACCCTGCTGACGCTTCTGCCATTCGTGCAGGACGTCGATGAAGAGATGGAGCGCGTCAGAGAGGAGAAGGAAGAGAGCATGGAGCTGTACAACTTCTCCGACATAAGCGAGGACGACGATGACGAAGGAAGAACTGAGAAGGCTCCAGAGGAGGAATGACCGATACTGGAAGCGCCGTGAAATGAGGCAGCGTGCGAAGCTGTATAACAAGACCGTGACGGAGCTCGATACGGAGCTCGGCAGGCAGTACCTGCGTGTCAGCAAGGACCTCAAGCGCCTCTTCATCGAAGCCATTGAGGAAGTCAAAGGCAAGGACGGCGTGATCCAGCCGAGCGACCTGTACAACTCGGACCGCTACTACAAGCTGATGAACGAGGTCAACGAGGAGCTCTCCAAGCTCGCACTCAAGCAGACCGGCGCACTCGAGAGCAATCTCGTGACGGTCTACGAGGAGCAGAGCCTCACAGAGAAGGAATTCCTCGGCGACCGCTTCGGCCTTTACGACAAGGTCAACAAGGAAGCGGCGAGGCTGGTGGTCAATGAGATATGGTGCGATGACGGCAGAAACCTCTCGAACCGCATCTGGAGAAACAAAGAATGGCTTATGCAGAGGCTCGAAGAGAGCCTTTTTGATTTTGTTTCACGGGGGCAGCCGATGATGAACATCGGATATGAGAACGGCAAGCCAAAAGGTCTCATGTTCGACCTGATCAGCGACCAGACAGGCGTTCCTATCGAGGAGCTGACGAACATCCTCGATGATGACTTCCGTGAAGCGTACAACAACGCACGGCGCCTCGTGAGAACGGAAACGGCACGGGTGCAGAGCCGTGCCACACAGGACAGGTACAAGGAGGCGGGCTTCACGAAGTACCGCATCATAGCTGAACCTGACTGCTGCGAAGTATGCGCAGACCTGGCTGAACAGGTCTTCGACATAGATGAGCTGGTCATCCCGGCTCACCCAAACTGCCGCTGCGCAATGGCGGCAATAACTGAATCACTTGGAGAGGGACGGCCGATGCTGCCGTAACTCGAACACAGAAAGGAAGGGCTGTACATCATGGCAGAACTTGAAAACACAAACACAAACCCAGAGGCAGAAGCCGTCAAGGCCGAGGACTCAACTCCCAAGACTTATACGCAGGAAGAAGTGGATGCGCTCCTCCAGAAGGAAGGCGACAGACGTGTCACCGAAGCGCTGAAGAAGGCTGAGCGGAAGCATGCGGATAAGGAAAAGGAAGCGGCAAAGCTCGCAAGAATGAACGCGACGGAGAAGTATGAATACGAACTCGAACAGCGCGAGAGAGAGATCGAACGCAAAGAGAGAGAGCTCACGCTTGCTGAGAACAAGAACACGGCAAGCAAGATTCTGGCGGACAAGGACATCGACCTTGCTCTCGTTGATTTCGTCGTAGCGGAAGACGCGGAGACGATGGACGAAAACATCAAGGTGATCGACAAGGCGATCAAGGCAAGCGTAGCCAAGAGGCTCGCAGGCAAGGCGCCTGTCAAGTCACCCGATGCCATCGAACCCGTCACGAAGGAAGGCTTCTCCAAGATGAGCGTGGACGAGCAGTATGAGCTTTACCACAACAATCCGGAACTCTACAAAAAGCTAACCACATAAAGGAGACAACAAAATGGCAGATTTCAACTTCAACGGATACCCGAATTTTGTGCTTGAGAACAAGATCAAGAGCATTCTGTCCACAAAGCTGGACATCAACAGGTTCCTTACACCTGACTACGGCCTCGAAGGCACACCGGGCCTCACAAAGAAAGTTCACACCTATACCGGCACAGGCAGCGCAGAAGTGCTCGGCAGAGGCGACGGCAATACAACCTTCATCGATGCCGATTACGTTGAGCAGACATACACAGCTGCCCGTACGCAGGGTCAGACCCGCTGGTATGACGATGACGAGATGTCAGATCCAGCACTCATAGACGCAAAGCTGCAGTCTCTCTCTGAGAGCATGGTCAACGCATGGACTGCAGCCGCGATCACAGAGTACAGCAAGTCTCTCAGGACTCTTGAGTGCGATTTCAGCACAACTGCAAACAACTACCTTTTCAACCTCTTTGCTGATGCTCTTGCACTGTTCCCTGAGGAAGAGGACGGCATTTTTGCCCTCATCAATCCAAAGAACAAAGCATGGGTCCGCAAGGCTCTTGCTGACGACCTCAAGTATGTTG